TCTGAAAGTCCTGTNNAGTTATGCCAAAAGAATTAGGACTTAGTATTACCAAGTCATCAATCTCTTGTGCTATATCGTATGCAGTCTTGCTATTTCCTATTGTGGGGAATTGTGTAAATATATCCACAATGATGACAGTAGACCTAAAAAAAGCCGAATTATTTAACTCTGTATCTGTTGAACCTTCTGCTCTAATTAGAACATAGTTTCCAGTCTCAGTCACAGGAACTGCGTCTTTATAGACATTAACACTAATATCCCCATTTAGTGTCTGATACCACTCAGTCTTTAATTGATATAGTGCGTTTTTATATGCCATTTAATAAAGCAGTTACTCTATTTATTAATTTAGTCCTTACAGGTGCGACCTGCTTAAAAAAGAATGGTTTAGGACTGATACCATTCTTGTAGATTGACCTAGCAATCAAAAATGCTGCTCTGTCAATTTCTTTGCCCTTTGCTATCCCTTTTCTCTTAACCCAACCTCTGATAGCATTTATTAGGCTTAATGTGCCTGATCCTTTAATCCCTTTATACTGACTAGCAAATTCCTCTGTGCCAGGATAAGGACTATATTTTGACTTTGTACCAAACTCAATGAAAGGTGCATAAAAGGTATTAGCAGAAACCGTATAAGATAAGTCTTTCTCTTGTTTGTAAGATATAGACCTTAGTAAAGTACCCCTATCTCCTCCCTGACTAGCCAAATCCTTTTTAGCTTGACCTACAAAGTCCATAGCGGCCGCCTCTAGTTCCGCATCCACTAAAACAGCAGTCTCTTTGCTGGCTTTAGCAATTCGGTCCTTAAGACTATCCAATCCTATGACATTTACCTTAATCAAGTTCAAATATGTTGAATGCGCTTATCTCCCAATTAAATCTCTTTTCATCAACCCTCTTTGCGTTGCTTATCGCATAGGTCTGACCAAAATACTGAATCTTATATTCAGGTGTGATATTATAGTCTCTAAAATTAATCCTAAAAACTTTACTATCGCCTAAGTTAGTTTTACCATCAGCTTGTGACCTACCCCCACCATCATCAGTTACCTCTGCCCACATTTTGTAGGTAGTCTGAATAGTCTCAGTTGCATCCCCATTGGCATCAATGGTAGTTGCATACTTTAGTAACTTGATTGGTTTGGTGTTGCCTATCATCCTATCCAGTTTGCTGTTTTAAACTTACTAGCGATTACCATAGCCTCTTTACTCAATCCATCAACATTTTCATCTCCTCTGTTAATGTATCTATAAGCTACCTCTTTGTACATAGCATCTTTCAACCCCTTTGGGAGAACGGTATAACCAGCTTCGTATTGCATAGTCATATTCTCGTAATTAGGGTATTTTAAAACTCTACCACTTAAAGAGATATCAAAGTCATCTGTGCTTATAGAGTCACCCTCATCATCTTTTACGTTAATAATTGTATTTACTGGTCCAAAAGGAATCTCAAAGTTTCCTGCTAGGTTAGTAAACTCAATCTCGTATGTCTTAGGAATAAAAGATAAGCCTGTGTACTCCTCTAGTCTTTGTCTAGCTGATACAATCAAATCCTCAATAATAGCATCATCATCATTAAACTCAGATGAGATACTTTCTGATTGGTCTATAAAACCCTCTAGTCTAAGGTAATTCTTTACCTCATTAACAGTTAAAGGCTCTGTGATTCCAGATTCATTTGTCTGGTCCTCCCAATCGATTAGTAAATTGTATAACATAGACATTATTTAAAAAAAGGGGCGGGCCGAAACCCGACCCCTATCACCACATCAAACCACAGCACTAATTAGAATGATCCGTAGATGATTGCATCCGTTCTCATAATGTTGATGTCCTCAAAACACTCAACACGAGCAGTCACCAAGTTACGCTGGAAGTTGTCGCTATCTTCGTAGCTAAACTCAACACGCAATCCTTCAGTCTCAACACGCTCTAGGTAGTTAGCATCGATGATTAACGCTTTGTCGTTAGTAACCCAGCTAGCACCGATTACAGGTACTCCTGCGATACGCACGTTACCATTTGCATCGATTACAAATCCACCAGGTACAGAGTAGTCAGTAGGCTTAGTCTTAAGTAAGTCAGCCCATTGAGCATAAGATACCAAAGCGAAAGATGCTTCAAAGTTTGCATCCAATTGGTTTGCAATCCAGTCAACTAACTGCTCAGCATCAACAGAAGCAGAGGTAGTAGTAGAACCAGTTGCAGCACTAGATACAGCAGAGAAGAAAGTACTGTTCTCCTTCTTGTAGAAATCACGAAGCAACATACGTTGTAAAGTGTTCTGTAAGAAAGGAAGTTGGAACATCATTTGCTTAGAGAAACGAGCGAAACCTGCGATGTAATCAGATACAACCTTAACTTCAGTTAGATCGTAGTCGATTTGAGATTTTGCATTTCCTTCAGTCTGGATTCCGATAGAACCTTCTGTACCAGTCTCACGGTAAGTTACATAAAGACCAGTTGGACTTACAGCAGTTGGGATAAGGTCACGCATATTGATTTTCTGCGCAGGCACTAATCCCTGACGAGTGTTGTAAGTTGCCTGACCATCACCAGACAAGTTGTTACCCAAAGTCATTGTTCCCACTGCCTTTAGGTCGATAGTCAACTTTGCATTTTTGTTTTTCTGAAACTCTTTGATTTCAGCTTGCTTAGCTTCAAAAGCCTCAGCCATTGACTCAGAGAAAGCATCACCGAAAGACTTAGTTTTGTTGTTTACAGTCTTTGCAGCCTTCTCAGCAATCATTTGGTCAAGAGCAGCTTGATTTTTCTTAGCAGCCTCATCCATAGTAACAAGGGCAGTTTTTACCTCATCCACTTGTCCTTTAACCTCTGCGATAGCAGCCTCATTGGCAGCTTTCATTGATTCAACGGCAGCAGTAGCAGATTTTACTGAGGCCTCAATGCTTTTTAATTCTTCCATTTTTAGGAATTTAGTTTGTTTATAAAATTGTTTAAACTATGCTTCAAATCTGTTACATCAATAATCGGCTCCTTAGTTTCTGCAACTGATTGCTCGGGTTGCTCTGCTTCAGGAGTGACCTCAGTAGATAGTAAAGATTTAATTGCTTCATTAATTTGTGCTAAGCGGATTTCGATAAATTCAAAAGCCTCATCTGTAAAGCGACCATCTTTTAGTGACTTTACAAGCAGGCTCATTTCCTTGCTTAACTTTGCGTGGTTGTCAAGGATTTCTTGACTAGTCATTGACTTACCAACCTCAATAGTTGGTGTGTTAGGGTTAGCACCCCATAAAACAGCTGAACCTTCAAAAAGTAGAATCTCTTTGATTAGGTTATATTCAGTTGACTGACCTTTCTCTTGTGCCTCAGCTTTGATTGTTCTGAATCCTACTGAGTGTTGGTTAATATGACCAGACTTGTAGAACTCTAGCACATCATTACCCCACGTTGTATTAGGTACGTTAGTAATTCCCACTAAGTAGTCACCATCAACATACAACTCAGAGAACTTGCCAATAGCTGACTTTAGGCTAGGATTGTGGTCTGTTAGATGCCAAATCAAATTAGCACCTTTAGGACCTCTTTCAGCCATAGTCTTGTTATAGGCTCCGTGATCAATGACATCATTGTCAAAGTCTTTAGATCCCATTTGGCTAATTGCCACCTTTACCTTTCTTGTTGTTTCTGATACATCTTTTACAGAGTCAGAAATCAGTTTTTGCTCGAAATATCTTTTCATAACTTGTTTTCATTTAGGGAGGGTTTGGACTGGTTATTGTTTCATTATTCCGCAGTATTGGCCTTAGCCTCCAAATCACCTCCCAAGTTTATGTGGCCACTAAGCGGCCTCTTGAATCTCTTTTTGGTACAACAATATAACTACATCTGCAATTGATAACCATCCCTGCTGACCCACCTGGAGCCAACGGATATTCAATCTGCTCACCACTTCTAGGATCAGTAAAGTTGTCATAGAAATCAACAACTTGCCCATCCATGTGATAGTGGTCCTTTGGTTGTTCGGGTTTAAATCCTCTGGTCCGTGAATCTCTAAAAGCAATCCACTCTTTGACCATTTCGTAGTTAAACCCTTCAGCCGCTGCTTTTACACCTGTATTTGCAGCCCTGCCAACCTCTGTTCTGATAATTCTCTCAGCTTGCATAGCAGTAAATCCTGAATCTTGAAAGAGTTTAACAATCTCATCAACTGTCAACTCTTTTGCTATGGCACTCTGAAGGACTAATATCAAATGATTCCTTAAAGTTTCTGAGGTCCTAACTACTGCATATTGTAGTAGTGTCTTTTGCAATTCATCCTGGATAAACTTTACCCAAGCCTCATCTCTACCTATTCCCTTTTGGGCAATCTCTCGCCTAATCTGTTTATAGGTTTCGTTAGCGTAATAAACACCGACTTTCTTGTAGATATTCGAAATGGGTTTGGCTAAGTCATCTGACCATAGCTTAGTCCTNAAATCTACAAGNGTCTGTCTTGGACCTCTCCTCTTTATTGTACCTATCAAAGAACTTACAACCTTATCTAGTTGTCTCTTAACCTTAGGATAGAACTGCTTTCCAAACTTCACATTNGTTCTGTGAAATTTCTTTGCCCAATCTGTTCTCTCTTTGTTGGTCATTTAACCTATTTCTCAAAGCCTCTCTTTTGGCTTCCATTTTTGCTTTTAACATTGCACAGCACTTTTCCTTTTTGGTTACAGGATAAGTCTGCTTTATTATATCCTCAATCATC